GTGATCCTCTCCGGGGTGAACGCTTGTCGACGGCATCCATCTGAGGTTAGGCAGTACATCCTGCTCACGTCGGAACTGTTGCCAGTCAGCAGCCTGATGCGCCCTTATGACGGCCGTGTCGTATTCTGTCTTGAGCCATGCGCCACACTGGTGCGAGGCAATGGGCAACACCTCCTTCAACCACTGATTGAACGGCTTTAAAGCACCGTTTGAATCCAGCAGTCGTGCCGCCATGTCATTCTGTGCCCTGTGTACCTTGAAAGCTGAGAACACCTCGCCAGAGTGGCGAAGCTGTTCGTAGAAGTCGTGGTCGGAATCTGCTGCCGTGCGCGGCTGAAATCCCTCATCGACAGCCTGACGGAATACACCGCTCACAGCTCCATAGAGCAGTGGCTCCATCTCCGTCTTGACATTGAACTTCTTGCGATAGATGTTCCCAAGTGCCCTTACAAGCAGTTCCTCGTCAAATTGCAGGCTGGCAGCAGGTGCCTCGTCTGCATCGAAGTAAATGTGATTGATTACCAGTCTAAATGAGCCCCGTCCTTCGGGGCTTTTACGAAAAAAGAGCGAAAGCGGTCTTTTAACTTTGAGGTTTGAGGCTTGAGATTTGAAGTTTGTCCCTTATCCTCATCTTCCTTTGGCTGCATCATTGTCTGCTGCCTGATTTTTCTATCTTCCTCCTGACGCTGTTTCTGCCGGTCGTAGTCCTTTGGTTTCTCTATGCCGAATTTCTCATAGAGGTAATCGTCATCGATAGGGAGCGAGAAAGTCGTATGCAGCTGTGTAAGGACGCTCATTTCCGTATTGGGATCAACATCTTTCTTTTCAGGGAAGCAGAACTTGCCCCCGGAGGTGTCGATGCCCATGTGTGAGAAGATGTCGGTCATATCATAGTTGAGCACATTGAGAACGTATTCGCGGTCAGCTTTCGCCACATTGTCTTCAACCTTCTTGTGTACCGAGCCAAGTGCTTGTGTGCCCTTCTCTGATGATTCCGTAGTGAGGGTATTTCCGAGAATCAGTTTTGAAATCTCACTGTTGCACCGTTCTACGAGCCGCTCATATACATCTGCAGAACCAGTTTTGTTGCCGGCCTCTCGCAGTTGCAGTGCGGTCTCGTTGCCGTGAATGAGCGTGGCGGGGGAGCCGATAGAATTGGCGTCCTGCAATGCACGGGTTCTTGCCTCCTCGTCGTCGGTGTCATAGATGTACTCCTGAATAGGCATGCCGAACACCTCGGAGAACTGTGCCCAGTCGGCGGTGGTGTTACGCTTATAGATAACCCATGGCGCAGCCTTGGCAAGCAGTCCGAGATCGGTACCGCTCTTGACGAAGAGCAGGTCGGTAAACTCGTCCCATGAGGTGCCCTGAATGTCGGTCTGATATTTCAGGATCTGTCTCCGCACCGGCTCCACATGCTTCCTTGGAATGAGGTCGTAGTCTATCCATTCTCCATTCTTGAAGAACTGCATCAGCGAGAAGCCCCAGAAGCGCGCGTCGAGAATGTCGGCCACGCAACGATAGAACCATGGTGACTGTATCTGCTCATTGATACTGTCATCGGATATGCCATCCCGCTGGAACTTTATGGCAGAACACAACACAGCGTTCTTGCGCTTCTCTATGACACTCGACAGATGGGCGTCAAGCAGAATGTCCGTGTAGAGGTCATATAGTTTCGAGCGCTGTGCATAATCAACATTCTCGGCAGCCTTGACCGCGCTCATAAAGTCGGCCGTATCGATATTGAAACGTTTGGGCTGCGTAATACGGATGATGGCAGGCTGCCGCTGTCCCGGACGGGGCATATTTCCGCTGACAGTGATACGCCCTTTTACATTTTGGTCTTTATTCTTTCTGCTCATATTATAATCTATTGATTCGTTTTGGATTGCTCTTGAACATCAATGCCGATTTTTTCGCTCTATCCTCCTCCGGCAGGAGCGGCGCACCGTCAATGGAAATTTCCTCATTTGCCACTGCCTTCATCCATTCCACCGCCCTCTCATAGCGGTCCTTGCGCACCTGGGAGAGTTTCTGCGGATTGTGTATGCAGAAAATGTGGTAGACGGCAATGTCTATGACCATCATCAGAACAAGCTGGTTGCGCTCTTCGCCCACTGCAGAGAAGATGGCGTTGCAGTCGTACCTTTTAGACAGATAGCCCCGCATCTCGGCGATGGCCCTGTCCTCGCAGATTTCGACGAGTGTCTCGTCGTCCCTTACAAGCGCATCGATGATTTCACGGTGTACGCTTGCATCATAGTCCTTTATATCAACAAACTGGCTCATAATCTATATTTGTTTCTGTTTCTTATACTTCTTCGCGACTGCGTGAGCGGACGGTCGGCCCGCTGTGCCGTCTCGTCAATCTTACGGTTTCCGCCCTCGACGGCATCAGGACCGTCGGCAGGATATTTCATGGACAACGTGAACAGTTTGAATTGGTCTTCAAGCTCCTTCATGTGAGGATTATCATGTTCTTCCTCATTAAGGATTAGGTTGCCTTCACGGTTCATCGGCTCAAGGTTTGCCTCTATACGAGTTGCCTTGTCCGTTTTCTTTTCCTCATCTCCCTGAATGTAAAGCGTAATGTTCTTTTCCTTGCGAACCTTACGAACGAGTGGACGAAATACCTGCTGGAAGAAAGGATCCTGCAACTTGTTATTCTCCATCCAGCAGTAGACGGTACTACGTCCTGCTACGTATTCAAGGAGCTGCACATACCAGTCGATAAATTCTGCATTGAGAGCCTGTGCAAGACGCGCTTTTATTACATAAAGTTTACCATCTCTTTTTCCCAAGAGCATAACGGCCTTGAACGACTTACCTTTCTTTCCACGACTCTCGCCAGGTGCAGGATCACCGTAAATAATAAGGAATTTGAATTTGGACAGCGGGGGGACTTTACCATATACAACCTGCTTGAATATCTCACCTTCTGAAATAGGATTGTTGAAGTATTCATGCTGTTGTGAAAGTGTAGATATTTTTGAAAGAGCACGATCTATATGCTCTTCAGTATTTTTCTCTGGCCATGTGCTATGTCCACTTTTGTCGCGTATATTAACAATGTCCCAATGATCAGCGATCTCACCAGCACGAGTAACGCAGCAATCCTTAGCGATAATGTTACCACAGAAAATAATCAGCGTTGCTTCTGAGGTAGATCGAGTAGGATAAAGAGCTTGCTCCCACCATTCCCATCTTTTTTGTATTATATCAGGATTCTTTGTATCCTCGTCAGTATCAAAGTCATCAATGAGTAGCACATCAGGGCGTATTGCCTCATTGCGGGAGCCACGAGGTGACTGACCTGCACCGATGGCACGGAAAGCAGTTCCATACTTAGTAATAAACTCTTCTTCTGTCCATGCGCCTATAGTCTGCTGCTTACCATAGTAAGCTATGATACGACCATTGGCTTCCAGATTTCCTCTATAAGGAGCAAGTAGGCGAACAGCGTTATCCTTACTGTTAGAGGTGAGAATGACGTTGCGCTTTTTTCCTGTCAATGTGAGATACATGACGACAAACATCGTGATGGTGGACTTCGCCAGCTCACGCGACCACGAAAGCACTTCATACCATTCATCGTGTGCTATAATACGACGGATTGCCCTTTTCTGAAAGTCAGCAAAATCGTATTTAGCATAGTTCGGAAAGAAATATTGTATCCACTCTATAGGATGAGCTTCAAGGTATTTACGGTGTTTTTCACGTTCCGCCACGCTCATCTCCTTGTCAACAGGAGTTGAGCGCATGATGTCTTGAAGATATTTCTCCCAATCGTATAGGGCGTTTTTATCTGCTTGTTTCATGATCTTGAATCCATATTTTGTCTATTTTTATAGAAGTGATTTTATAAAAACATCAGAGAGCTGGGTAATTTCCTTGGCCTTGTCAAGGTCTATAGGCCGCAGGAACTCTATGAATTTTGTCTGTACGCTAATAACATCTGCTATGCCTATGTCTGTCTCCATCTTACGGATTGCAGCAGATAATTTTCCAAGAATATCAGCTTCAGCAGTACTTGCAAAGCGATCACCTTCTGGTTTGCCTGCAATTTTTCTATTTATTTCAGCAACTTGTCGATAGAGGTTAGCTATCTGTTCTTCACGAGTCAGAGTTAAACCGGTCTTTTGTTCTTCCCATTTGCCATCGGCAATCCAACGATTGACTGTAACACGTGAGACACCCACACGATCAGCTATTTCTTGTTGTGTAAGTTTCTCTTTCAGGTATAGTGTCTTGGCCCATTCTTTTTTTTGTGTATTGCTTAAATCCTTTGCCATATATACTTATTTATAGTGCAAAGGAGGAGTCTTTTTAAGTCATTTGCAAACTGTGTCCGCATGATGCATGTTTATAATGTAAACATTTGGTTATAAGGTGTGTATGTAAAATAGGTTATTTGTAAGGTTAAGAAAGAACTTCCATATTTGCACCTGAATCCGCGCAGAGCAATAATTAAGAAAAAAAATGAAAATAAAGAAAAAACCATTCTTCAATATCATTCCGAATGAAGATACTTGTAGCATACTTTTGTATGGAGATATTGGTGATAGCTACGGAACTATTACCAGTAGCCAAATAGCTCGCGAACTAATGGCAGCAGAGGCCGTTTATAAGAATATTGACATCCGCATTAATAGTGTAGGAGGCGAAGTGTATACGGGTATTGCCATCTTCAATGCCCTAAGAGCGAGTAATGCAAATATTACGATATACGTCGATGGTGTTGCTGCATCTATGGCAAGTGTTATAGCTCTTTGTGGAAAGCCTGTATATATGAGCCAGTATGCCCGCTTGATGCTGCACAGCGTGAGCGGTGGCTGCTATGGCAATACTAAGGAAATGAAAGAAATGATAGCGCAGATGGAAAGCCTTGAAGATACGCTCTGCGATATGTATGCCGAGAAATTAGGTAAAGATAAGGATAGTATAAAGGCTGCTTATTTTGATGGTAATGATCATTGGCTTAAGGCAGAAGAGGCCTTAGAGCTTGGACTGATTGATGGTATTTACGATGCAGATCCTATGCCTGATGACAGTACTCCAGAACAGATATATGCAATAATCAATAACCGGCTTACTAAGCCACAAAAAAAATCGGACATGAACATTGAAGAATTGAAGAAACGTCCACAGTTTAAAGACTGTACGACGGAAGCTGATGTGCTTGCACGCCTCGGTCAGTTGGAAACCGCTGCTGGACGGGCTGACAATCTCGGAAAGGAGAATGCCACGCTGAAGATCAAGCTGAAAGGCTTTGAGGAGGCAGCAGAAGCAGCTGCTGCAGCAGAACGCAAAACCCTGCTTGATGCAGCCGAAAATGACGGCCGTATCAATGCCGAAACGCGTCCTGTATATGAGAACCTGCTGAAAGAGCACCCTGAGGACGGCAAGAAAGTCTTGACGGCCTTGCCAGTAAAGAAGATGGTGAAGGATACACTGCATGGTGGCAATCCTGGAGAAGAAAGTCCCTGGGAGAAGCGCCAGCGTGAGATCCGCGACAAGTATCACGGAAAGTAACAACTAACGAGTAAACAATTTTATAAATAATGGCAATCAATATTAAAAACACCAACTACAATGGCGAGGTGCTGGAGCAGCTCCTTACCGTTGCGACGACCAACAACGAGATTGTTAGCAAGGGACTTATCCATATTATCCCGAATGTGTCGAAGGAAGTATCCATCCCGCGTCTACGCACGAGCAAAATGCTGCAGAAGCAGAAGGAAAATCCACAAGTGAGTGATTCGAAGGGTGGATTCGACTATTCTGAGCAGAGCCTGAACCCTGAGAATTTCATGGCGTTTACCGTATTCAATCCCCGCACCTTCGAGAGCGTGTGGCGCCCGTTCCAGCCCAAGGGCGACCTTGTGTTCGCCGAACTGCCACCTGCTGTGCAGAACCAGCTGCTTGATGCCCTGTCGAAACAGGTACAGTTCGAGCTTGGCAACCATTATATCAACGGAGTGCTTGGCAATGATGACGACCATCTCTTCAACGGCATCCTGACGCAGGCAGCGAAAGACCAAGATGTGGTTGTGGTAAGTTCAGCCGAGACCACGATGGTAGGCAAACTGAAGGCTGTGCGCTCTAAGATTCCTGTGGCGATGATAGAGAACCCGAACCTTCGCTTCCTGATGAGTCCTACGGACTTCAACAAATACGACGACGAGCTGACCGCCCGCGAGTACAAGAACCGTGACGAGACCACTCGCAACTTGAAGATGTACAAGGACATCAAGATTGAGACACTTGCTGCGTGGCCCGATGATCTTATCGTTGCCACCTTGTGCTCTCCGGATGCGATGACGAGCAATTTGTTTGCGGCTGTGAACCTTCAGGACGATGAGCACGTAATTAAGATTGGCCCTGTGAGCAACATGAGTGAGCTGTACTTCTTCAAGATGCTCATGAAGGCTGATACTAACATTGCCTTCGGTGAGGAATTCATTGTTTTGGATAAGCGCTCTACACCAAAGTTTCTTGCGCACGGATAATCAGAAGCGCACCAAAATTTTAATATAAACCATAAAATAGAATAAAAATGGAAAAGACAAAAAACGTAAAGAGTGAAGAGAAAAAGGTAACTATCAAGGTTGTCGAGGCCTTCCTTGACAAGTATGACAACTCTATCCGCTACGATGTAGATACCATGTTGGAATTTGAAGCTGAGCGTGCTGCCGATGTTGTAAGTCGTGGCTTGGCAGAATACTCAGAGCCCGTAGGATAATGAGTAAGTCGATGAAGTATCTCGTCATCCACTGCACAGCAACCCCTGAAGGGCGCGAGGTGAGTTCGGCTGAAATACGCCAGTGGCACACCTCGCCCCCACCTGCAGGGCGTGGCTGGAAGCAGGTGGGTTATACGGATATGGTGCACCTCGACGGCCACGTGGAACGACTGGTGGACAACAATGAAGACGCGCAGGTCGACCCTTGGGAAATGACCAATGGCGCTGCAGGCTACAATAGCGTGAGTCGACACATCGTGTATGTGGGTGGATGCAACAACAAGACTATGCAGCCAAAGGACACACGCACGGAGGCGCAGCGTGAGGCACTGAAGCGCTATGTTGTGGACTTTCACCACCGTTTCCCACAGATACGTATTGTGGGACACCATGAGCTAAATCCGAGCAAGGCCTGTCCAAGCTTTGATGTCCAGGCATGGCTGCGCGAGATCGGAATTAAACAATAATAAAAATCAATAGAGGTATGGAACTCAGTGAATTTGTCAATTTGGTGCTGGGTGGCGGCCTAATGGCTACGATAGCAGCCATCATCACTTTGCAATCAACTGTAAAGAAAGCTAAGGCAGAAGCTGAAAAAGCGTTGGCCGAGGCAGAGACAGTGAGGATTGACAACACTGAGAAAGCCACACGAGTACTTATAGAGAATATCGTAAATCCCTTAAAGACAGAACTCAATGAAACAAGAAAAGACCTCAATGCAACCAAGCGCGAGATGGCGCGGCTCAGGAAGGCTATCGACGATGCTAATAGTTGCAAGTATAGCGATGACTGCCCTGTGCTTAAGCGGATGCGCGTCGAGCAGAAAGAGCGTAAACACGGAGATGTCGGTGAACTACGCTGCGAGCCGCCTCGATGTGGACAACAGGGTGAGCGTCGTCGAAAGCTGGCAAACGCCCGTGACAGTGCCGATGTCATCAGTGAGCTTGACGCTGCCCCTGGACAGTCTTCGAAAGCTGCCGCAAGGAGCGAGCTACACCGCGAAGAAGGGGCGAGCGAACGTGAAGGTGACGAGGAAAGCACCGACCAAGACGGAGCCAGAGCAAATAATCATTGAGGCAAACTGTGACAGTCTGCAATTAGTCTGTGCAAGATATTCAAAGACTATCAGCACGCTGAAGCGGCAACTTCAATCGGCACAGAACTCTAATAAAATGCTGAAAGAAAAAGAAAAGGCAAAGGAAAGTTCTGGAAACACTTTCCTCATGAGGCTCAAGTATTTTTGTGCCGGATTGCTGTCCGGACTAATCGGAGTAGTATTCACTTTTATAAAACTGAGAAAATGAGTAAGAACAAGAATTTTATCTACGGCATTGCAGCCGTGAAGAAAGGAACCACCCTGATAGGCTACATCGAAAAAGGCAGCTGGGACTGGGGCGGCACGAAGCCGGAGAGTGTGGACGTGGAAGCCGAGCAGGTGCCTGACGCGCCGGTGCTGACCCTACTCCAGAAGAATGGACAGGTCAGCCCAACATTCAATCTTATCCAGCTGGACTACGAGAACCTGAAGAACATTCTCGGCAGCGAGCTGGTGAAGACCGGCAGTAGTGGCAATGAAAAGGTGACTGGTTGGAAAGCTCCCTCCTCCCTTGTGGAATTGAGGGACAAGTGGACCATAGATTTCGTTTCTGGCCAGACCATGACCATTCCAAACGGCACTATTCTGGCCAACCTCGGCGGCAAACTAACGCTGACAGAAGTATCTAAGATAGAATGCCAGCTCAAGGTGAACAAGCCCGAGAATGGTGGAGCTCCCTATGAAATCAACGACACGACAAGTGAAGGCTGATGGACGAGCAAATAATCAGGAGAATCCAGAGAGAGGGAGCGGAAGCCTTGCTTGATGCGGGCGTTTCCCTCCCTCTCAAGGATTTGAGGATACCCTTCAGGAAAGAACCTTTGCGGTTTAGACTGACGATGAAGCGTCCCACGCTTTCAAGGCAGATAAAGATTGCGCATGCCTATCTGTCAATGGACACGACGGCGGCTGAACTGGAAGCGATGGACCATAAGGAACAGATGCAGTTTCTTGTCCGGCATGGCAAGATGCTGAGTTATATTATCGCCCTGACAATGGAACGCTGGTGGTTGCCAGTGTGGCTGCTGTCGTGGCTTGTGAGGCACTATATGAAGTGGGAGTATCAGAAGGCAGCCTTCAGCCAGTTCGTGCAGCTGATGGGCACACAGTCTTTTATACCTATTATCAGATCAGCCGAGATGACGAATCCGATGAAGCTGAGACTGAGCCAAAAAAAGAAGGGGAGTTAAAGAGCCGCTGGGAAGGCTCCCATAGCCCCTTCGGATTTGTCTGGCAGATAGCGAGTGCGACAGGCTGGAGTGTGGACTACATCCTGCATGGTGTAAACTACCAGACACTAATTATGATGCTGAGCGACGCTCCCCGATATGTGGACGGCAAACAGGCCAAGGGCGAAGAACAAAGCCCGGAAGGTGAAGCCAGCGATATTGTGGCCTTTTTTCAAAGCAACTTAAGACAATAGACGAATGAAACCGGTAGAGATAGAATTCTTGATGCGTGACAACTTGACGGCAGGTCTTGACAAAAGCAAGATGAGCGTCGAGCAGTTGCTTGGTGCAGCCCGCCGTGCTTCCTTGGTCATCAATACCAAGATTGATGAGCAGCGCAAGGTCATTGACGGCGTGAACTCCGACCTGGACAAGATGCAACGTAAGCTGCAGACTATGAAGCCTGGATCTGGTCAACAGGAGCTACTCACTGAAATCAGCGCATGCAGGAAAGTCCTTGCCGAAGAAACAGCGACACTGCAACAGCTGGAAAAGGAGCACCAGCAGGCCAAACAGGGAGTTGCCCAGCTGGAACAGGAATACCGTAAGATAGCTCTTTCTGAAGAACAGGCAGCAGCCGCAAATAAGAGTCTTACTGATAAGATAACAGAACAGAAAGCTGTCGTAAAGCAAGTCGAGGCGGATGTGCGCGCTCTGCAGAAAGCATACGAGAAAGCCGCTCCAGGTAATGCGCGGTCCGAGGCCCTGGCTGAACTGAACGCTGCCAAGAAAGCCCTTGAAGAGGACAAGAACATCCTCGCCTCGCTGACTGAAGAGCAGGAAAAGAACAAGGAAAGCAACAAGCGCCTGTCGCGCCAGCTGCGCGAACTGCAGAACGACATGGCGCGCATGCGTCTGAACGGTGAGCAGAACACCGAGGAGTATCAGCAGATGGCAGAGAAAGCTGCGCAACTGTCCGACACCCTCGGCGATTTGCGTACCCAGACCAGTATCCTCGCCAATGACGATGCGAACCTTCAAGGCTTTATCTCTGGCGTGAACGGCCTATCTGGTGCCTTCACTACGGCAACAGGTGTTATGTCTCTGTTCGCTGGGGAGAACGAAAACCTGATGAAGGTTCAGGCACGCGTGCAGAGCGTTATGGCTATCACGATGGGATTGCAGCAGGTTTTCAACGCACTAAACAAGGATTCTGCTTTTCGGCTTGTTACGGTAACAAAAGTAAAAAACCTGCTGACGGCTGCCAACTACCGCCTTGCCACCTCACTGGGTATTTCCAATGCCGCAGCTACGGCACTCATGGCTACGCTGACACTCGGCCTATCCGTTGTCATTACTGGCCTTATCGCAGCATGGAACAAGTATTCAGACGCACAGGAAGAAGCGGCAAGGAAGGCGCAGGAACGTGTAGAAATTGAATCACAAGGACGGGCAGAGATGATTAAGACCCGCTTTGAGATAGACAGCACCCGGGAGAGCCTAAAGAATTTCGCCGGCTCCAAGGAAGAGGAAAAGAAGAAGTGTGAGGAGATGAACCGTAAGTACGGCGAGGCTTTCGGCTATTACGACACTGTGGCCCAATGGTACGATGTACTTACCCAGAAAGCCGAGCAGTACATACAAATGCTTTTCCTCCAGGCCAAGGCGCAGGCACTCGTAAACAAGGCCGTAGAAGCCGATGAGAAGGTAAACAAGCATAAGGCGACCAAACCGGGCGACGCAGAAAGCGATATGGGCTGGTTTGCTTGGATGGGACATTTTTTGATGCAATCTGAGACTAACGGTGCGTACGATGCCAAGGCACATGTAGATCGGTACAATAAAGATGCATACAATAAGAAAACCAAAGAACTGGAAGCAGAACGAGATGGTTATCTCAAACAGGCAGCTGACTTAGAACAGCAGGCAGCATCCATTGGTAAGAATTCGAATATCGGAGGTCATACTGCACCAAATAAGTCAAAAAAGGGGAAAACGAGAAAAGACACCAAGAAAGAGGAAGAGCGCATGGCTTCGGAGTTGCTCTCCCTCCAGCAAAAGAACCGTCAAGCAGAGATAGATCTGCTCAAGGAAGGTTCGGAAAAGAAACGCCGACAAATCCAGGAAAATTACAAAAAGGAAATGGATGAACTTGCCGCCCAGGAAACGAAATGGCGCAAGGCTCAGAATGGAAACCTGACGAAAGAACAAGAAGACACTCTTGTTGACAGCCGTGTCCTTGCTGAAAAGAAAAAGCAAGCAGGCGAGGAAGATATAGAGAGAGAGGAAAGGAAGAAAGCGCTCGAACAACGCAGGGCAGACATTCAAGCAATGAGCGAATATTTGAAAGAATATGGCTCGTTCCAGCAACAGAAATTAGCCATCGCCCAAGAAACGGCTCAGCAGATAGCTGAGGTGGACGCGAGCGAGGTAAATGATACGACGAAGAAGTGGCAAAAGGCTAAGATATTAAAGGAACAACAGCAACGCGAGGCCAGCATGTCGTTCGAGTCTATCAGCCGCAGTATTGATTGGAATGCGCTCTTTGCCGGTGTTGGCAATCTGACCAAGGAGATGATGACACCGATGATGGAGCAGCTGCGCGCATACGTTGAGACGGATGACTACAAAAAGGCCGATGCCGAGACCCAACAAAAAGTGACGGCATTGATCCAAGAGATGCGCCGGTATGTTGGTACAGATCAGAGCATGACGTGGCAGAAGCTGGACGAGGCTCTCAAACAGTTTACAGAGAGCGTGGCTGCCTATGATCGCGCCGTAAAAGCCGAGGATGCTGCTGTGGCGGCGAGAGCCGAAGGCAAAAAGAAGCTTGACTCAGGAGAAATCACAGAGGAGCAGTACCGAGAACTGGAGAACAAGGCGCAGGAACTTGGCGATGCTACCGCCAAGGCACATGAAAGCATGCAGAACTTCGGTGAGGCGCTGAACTATACCTCTGACGAGGTAGCGAACTTTACAAGCGGACTAACGACGGCCCTAAGTAATGCCAAGGGCTGGCAGGGTGTGGATGGCTTCGGCGGAATTCAGCAGTCCGTGGGACAAATAGATCAATTGAAAGGTGCGCTCGACTCCATATTGCCTCAGATGGGAGAAGGTATGGCAAAGAGTATGGGAGGGACTCTGTCGAGCGCAATCGGTAATACGTTATCATCGGTTGGTGATGGTTTAAGTAGTATCCTGTCCAGTGGTTTGGGGAGTGTCGTCAGTATTGTGGCGCAGATCCCGAAGTTGATTTTGGATATGGCGAATGCCATCAAGAGCTTTGTGACGGGTGTATTATCGTCTTTGACAGAACTCATTAGTCTTCGTTGGATCGACGATCTTGTAGTGAGCATCTTAGATGCCATCGGCAGTCTGATAGATGCCATTTTCGACCTGCCCGAGAACATGTTTAAGATGTTGGAGCACATCCTCGTGGATGGTATTGGCGGTCTTTTTGATTCGGTCTTAGGACGTATCGGCAACGTGTTATCGTTTGGCTTGTTGAGTTCAAAAGGTCCGAGCGAGTGGTTTACAAACTCCAACGCTGAAGCAGTGGCATCAGCTATCGACAGACTGACAAAGCGAAACGAGCTGCTGGAGCAGGCCATCGAGGACCTGACAGACGAGATGAAGACGGCGCGCGGCGCGGCTGCCATCCGCATATCAAGCGACGCAGAGAAGCTACAGCGGGAGACGAACGAGAACTATAAAGGGATGGCGCAGGCACAAGCTGGTTACCATGGCTCTCACCATAGTTGGGCGTACTACTGGAAAGGTTACAACCAGGAACAGATAGATCGACTGAGTGGACAGATGGGCCGGAAGTGGAATGGTGACATCTGGAATCTCAGTCCTGAAGAAATGAAAATGTTGCGCTCCAATGTGGATATGTGGAAACAGATCCAGGATACTGGCAAAGGCGGTTATGGAGGTCGGCTAACTGAGAAGTTAGACAAATATATCGAGCAAGCGGGAAAGCTGAAAGAAATAACAGACACTCTCTATGAGAACCTGACAACTACGACCAAGGACAATGTCTTTGACAGCTTCTTAAATTCCCTCTATGGACTTGCCAATGGCTCTGAGAAAGTCTTCGATGAAATAGCTGAGAATTGGCAGGCGATGGTGAACAAAATGGCTGTGAACAACCTCGTTGGTGCGAAGTTTCAGAAAAATCTGGAAACATGGTACGAGAATCTTGCCAAACTCAACAAGGCGAGAACCAATGGTGAGATAACTGATGCAGAGTACCGGAAACGGCTTGACGCATTGAAGCAGGAATACGAGGACTATGTGAAGAATGCCAGGAACGACATCGAGCAGCTACGGAACGAGGGTATCATCAAAGAAACAGACAAAGCCAGTGGTACAACGCAGAGCGGAAAGACTGGTGCCTTCATGACGATGAGTCAGGACCAGGGAACAAAGCTGGAGGGGCTGTTCGTCAGCGGTCAAATGCACTGGGCAAGCATCGATGATCGCGTGGAGGACATAGCCGTCAGGATGAGTGACGCTCAGGGACACCTGAAGAAGATAGAGGACAACACGGGTAGCAGTGCCGCTTCGCTGAACACCATTAAGGAGGAACTTAAGAAAATTATACGCGACGGAATAAAAGTTAAGTGATATGGACAATATATTAGGCGGACTTGTGCTGATTAACGGCACGGATATTTGGAAGGAATATGGTGTGTTTCTCACTGAGGAGAAGAAAGGCGGCAGGGAGAATCTGAATGCCATTCTTTCTCCGAGCAAGACAAAAGAGCATGTCGGTGTGGATATACGGGAGCATGACGGCAAGAAATACTCCCGGAGGCTTGTTCCTGCCAATGCGGAGAGGGACATCACACTACACTTCGCGCAGTATGCTAAGACACGGACTCAGTGGCTTACAAACTACATGGCCTTTATCCGCTTTCTGAAGACTGGTAAGGATGGCTGGCTAACGATAACCTTTACGGAGCTGAACCTTACGCTCAAAGTGTTTTACATGGACTGCAGTGCGTACAGGTCGCTGACCTACCTTTGGAAAGAGGGAGTACAAGCCAGCCGCTATAAAGTCAAGTTCTGTGAACCAGAACCAATAATATAAGATCATTCAAAGACCATTCAAACGATATTCAAATGCTTCTGACATTATATGACAGCTATGGTAATATAAAGGCTCGCATAGAACCTGACGATAGTAGCACGCAGGACAAAGAGATTCAGGGAGACAATATCCTGAAGCTCTCGTTCACGCTGTATGAGTTCATCCCCATCGACGTGAACGACTACATGGACTATGGCGGCGAGCGATACTGGGCCATGGAAAAGTATGCCCCAGCCCAGAAGAGCACCATAGTGTGGGAATACAGTTTCCAGCTGTACGGCATAGAAAGCCTGATCAAGCGATTCCTCGTGTTGAACAACACGGACGGCAAAAACGAGGCGGTGTTCACGCTGACGGGCCGTCCCGTGGATCATGTGCGACTGATCGTGCGGAACATCAACGACGGCATGGACGGCACGGCGAACTTCAAGGCGGGTGTCGTGGAGGGTACGGAGAACGTGATGATAGACTATACGGGCAAGTACTGCAACGAGGCGCTAAAGGAACTGGCGGAAGCCGTGGGCACGGAATGGTGGTTTGAAGGCGAGATGCTGAACCTCTGCCGCTGCGAGCACGGCGAGGAGGTGGCGCTGGGCTACGACAAGGGGTTGACCTCATTGGACCGCGATACAGCGGACGGGGCGAAGTTCTACACGCGACTGTTCCCGATAGGCAGCACGAGGAACATAGACCCAGGGAAATACGGGCACAGCCGGCTGATGCTTCCGGACGGAGCTCGGTATGTGGACATGAATGTGGAGAAGTACGGCATCATCCACCACTACGAACAGCGCGCTTTCACCGGCATCTATCCGCGGCGCGTGGGTGTGGTGGGTAGCGTGCGCCAGAGCCAAGTGAAAGACAAGAACGGCAAGCCCTTCACGATATACTATTTCCGGGACAACGACCTGCCATTCGACCCGAACGATTACGAAATAGGCGGACAGGTGAAGCGGGTATCGTTCCAGGAGGGCAGCGAGTTGGCAGGGCTGGGTACGGACAATGACC